GATTTCACCACTTCTGGATGATGATGATGCATTGGAAGCATTGTGGCAGAAGCAATACTCTCTGTCAGCACTTGTTGCATCAGATCAATTCAAGTCCCATGAGGACCTGGAGAAGCGTCTGAAGATGGTGTTGGGTCAGAAGTCTGCACCCCGTCGCTATGATGAGGAACTGGAAAGTGAGAGTGATGGTCGTGGATCTTTCTCTCCAAACTTTGAATCAAGTAAAGCTCCTGCTGCTGACTTCAATGCACCTGATATCACTCCAACAAAGTCTGCTGACTCTGATGAAGATGATGCTCTATCATACTTCCAGAAACTTGCTGAAGAATAATGGATAGTGCAGTTCATGCATGGAACACTATGAGTTACGGAGAAGGATTTCTCTTCTCCGTCTGGTTGTTAGGAATGTATTACATTAAACTTAGGATGGACAAATACTTCCAATGAAATATAATCAGTTGTGCCTAACTCTCTTAGTTATCGCAGCATATATTAATTTACTGAAATAGTCTGATATTATCAGCAGTCTTTAAGGTTTCACTCTTATATTGAGTGGAACCTTTTTTATATTCCATCATTTCTTCTAAGTCATCTTTAACTATACTTAGAAATCTACTTTTTAAAACAAAAATATTTCGTCTATCGCTCTGAAGATTTTCTTCATACTCATAATTTGTTATTGAAATCACCGGAAATAATGTTGTCATACCCTCTATTTGATCATCATAGAATGATACTGAGTAATTAGAATCAACTTGTAATCCAGCAGAAATGATTATTGATCCTAAGGAATTTTTTACCTCAGTAGTTTCATAATGATGAATCGCATTTATCTTATCATAAGTCGCATACTTTTCTAGCAAATAATTCTCAAAATCAAATTGAGTCATAGGCCATTCATTATATACATTTATGATATTATTACATGTTAAGACTAACCAATCTAAATTAGCATCTCCATAGAGTTCAAATGCAACATTATCAGGTCTATCATTACCTTTAATTTTATACTTAGTAAAAACAGAAGCATCTTGAAAGATATCTTCTCTGAGTTTACCTCTCATAAAGATATTCTTTACTGGGATGTAATCTGATATCTTAGCATCAGGAAGTCTACTAACATATTCAAAGTCTGGAATTTTGCTGAAGTAGTTTGACATTAGAATCCAATAAATTGATCGTTATCACCAGTACCATAATCATCATTAAAGATAGGAGTGATTTCTGTGAATGACATTGTTAAATCATATGAAACCATAACACCATCACTATATGTTGCATAATTTCCTGTTGGAGTATAATTTACCCCAACTGATTGTAATGCACAAGTTTTAAATGCATTTAATCCTCTATGAAGTTCACCTTGTTCGCCCATTCTTACATATTTTATTCTAAAAATGTGAGGAGATTTTAAGAATAGATTAGATTTTGATCTAATCGGCGCACTCCCTTGTTTAAAAAATCTCAGAATTTTAATTACCGTATTTGCCTCTTCTTTATCTCTAGGTGATAGTTGAAATTTAAAAGAGAATGGTCTCAATGATGGTCCCTTAAACAAGAGTTCCATATTAGGATTTAATACTTGACCAGTTGTTCTTGATAATAATGCTTGACCATCTACACCGGCAGCAGATGCAGCAAGAGAATTTCCAACAGCAGTTGCTGTTGCTCCACTATTTTGTTTCACTGCTTCCATATATTCTGTAACTTTTTTTGCACCATTAGATAAACCTTTAAAAATTGCTTCTCTAGCAATCTCTGCCTTAGCAATATCTAAAGCAGTCATTGAGTTTGATCCCCAATCTGCTTTATTTTGATCACTAATTCCGCTAGGTATTGGAAGAACAACTGATCCAATTGATGGTCCTAAGTCTCCTCTTTCAAAACCAAATGCATTAGCCCCATCAATTTGACCAACTTTTGATGGCACATATTCGTGCATATCAAATTTAATAATATCTTGTTTTGTGCTAGCAATGGTTATTGGATATCTTAAATTTGGAAAATTACTTCTTGTGCCTTCTGTAGATGCTTCTGTTTGTCCTCCTCCTCCTGCTGCTGTTGGTGCTGCTGGTTTTGTATCAGATTCCGAGTTATCATTTAATGCTTTATTTGGTTCCCCTTGCGCTCTATTATATTCTTCTGCCTCTTGTGATTTTTCAACAAACTGCCCTCTCATGGACTCCATTTGAGTTTTTGAAGCATTATTTAATCTGCTTTCATTCTGCTTTACTTTTATGCTAGCATTATCATTAAAGGTCCATTCATTTACACTGTCCCTAGTGGCAATTACTTTTCCACCTGCTCCTTTTGCATCGCTGTATTGCAACATCTCAACACTATAGGTTCCGTCTGCCAACTTTGTGGTTCTTGTTGCAGTATAAATGGTTTCTTTGTTTTGAGCCTGCCCTATTTCCACAGGACTTGACTTACTTGTAGAGACAGTCATCTACGTCTTTTTTATCTATTTAGCACAACTTTCTTATAGTTTAGTGACATAAGGTCATCAAGTTCTTCTTGTTGAACAATATAAACTTGACTTCCTAGTTCTGCCCAAGTATATTGCCTATAATCTCGGAGATGAAAGTTAATTCCACGAAATCCCCATGGGAATACATCACTTACTGCAACTAATGGGTGTTGATCATATTTTAGTTTAGGTGTCTTTGCAAAGTATTTGAAGGTACATATAGTTCCTGCTTCAGGTATTGGTGTCACAGTATCATTCAATGCATATAGTATCAAATCCATCCTATCTTCAAGATCTTTTTCAGATTTAAACTCTAGAATATTAGGTTCTATGCGGTTCATTTGATACCTAGTTCGTCTTCTGTGATGATCTTAAAATTTATTCTTCTGTCTTCACAAAATTCAGTTGCTGCTTTCCACTTTGCTTGGTTAACAGCATAGGTTTTACACTCATAAATGTATGATTTAGTTACTCTTGATTTTTTCTTTGGAGGTTGAGTTTGTCTTTTAGGTTTGACCTCAATCACATAAGTTTTTATTTGTCCCGTACTTTCTTTTACTTTGATAATAAAATCTGGGTAATACTTATGAATTCTTTTATCAACTGGTGAGATGTATGGGATATGAAATTCTTCACTACCCCACTGGAGGATATTTTCATTTAAGTCACAGTATCTACAAAACTTACGTTCCCAACTACTTCTACATATAATATTTGATGAATCACCTTGATATTTGTTTGGGTGTGATGGTTTGTATTTACTCTTAATACTTTCTGCCATACATAATATACAAGGTAAATACTATTTATAAATGCCATCCTCAAAGACGATAGCTGATTTAAAAACTAAATTTCTTAAACCAGCATTAACTTCCCAATATGAAGTTACGATTCCTTTGGGTTCTTTACCGGAAGGTGTAAAAAGTATTGTAGGTACTTTAGATCAAGCAGATTTAAATTTAAGTTGTATGGAGACATCATTACCTGGTTCTTCATTAGCAACCTTTGAAGTAAAGAATGATTATACTGGTGTAACTGAAAGACTTGCCCATAGGAGAATGTATGATGATAGAATTGATTTTACATTCTTAGTTGATGCAGAAAAATATTTTGCAATAAGAATTTTTGAAAAATGGATGAGATATATTGCCGGAGAAGATGCTAACCGTGAAGATGGAGAAACACAAACTACACTCGGTCAAAATTATCATTACAGAATTAGATATCCGGGAACTGGTGGAGATAATTCAACTGGATATAGATGTATGAGAGGTTTAAAGATAGTAAAATTTGAAAAGGATATGCTCAATAGTTTAACTTATGAATTTGTTGGAGCATATCCAATATCAATTTCTTCGATGCCAGTGTCTTATGAAGCATCAAGTCTTTTAAAATGTACAGTTTCTATGTCATATCTAAGATATGTCATGACTGAGTTGATATCTTCAACTCCTGCTACTACCATTAAACCACAAGCAGCTAAAGCAGACGAAGAAAATACTCAAGAACTACCAGTTGCTCAAAAGAACGAATCTAAAGTTCAGGATAATCCAGGCAACACTGCTGGAGAAGGCACTGCATTTGTCTCAACCGATAGTGCTACTGGAGATAGACCAGGCGCAAATGATGGACCATTATTAAAAGCTGATGGAACACTTGCGTATGATTCATCAGGTAACGTACAATAGTTCTTAAAACCTCAATAAATAATCACACTGAAACATATCTATAGGTTATTA